TGGTATCGCCCGTCTTCGCCTTGACGGTACCATCCGCCAGAGGGGACGCCTTGATGGTCAGCGTCTCAGTCTGGACCTCTTTGCTCTCCTCATTGGTCTTGCCCTCGATACCGGGGCGAGAGGCAGCGCAGTTGTAGAGTACATGGCGGATGTGCTTCTGGTCGCCGTCGAACTCGAACAGCAGGGCAAACGCGGCGAGGTTGGAATCTGAATTCTCCACCAGCACGCCGTTGGAATCCAGAGTCTCCTTCAGCACATCGGTGCGGAAAGACTCGGGAATCATGGCCAGCTCCAGATCGCCGTCATAGCCCATGTTGTTGTTGATGACGTAGTACACCACACCATCCGCGTAGAAATTTTCCGGTTCTCCGTTCGCATCCAGTGACAGGGAAACCGCGCCGGGTACAGGTACTGGCGTACCGTATGTCGGCACGCCCAGAGCGGAAAGTGTCAACAGCGCGTAGTGGACATTCTTCAGATTAAACTTGACCTTATTCTTGGGCATCTCAAAATCCCTCCCAATCAGTCGGTTCTGAGTACCTCGGTCGAATAGAGCACCTCATACATGCGTTCGGAGTCGACCCAGGTCTCGGTTTTCTCATAAAACAAACCGTGCCTATCCAGCACGGTCTCCAGTTTCTTCTCCAGATTCGGATCTTTCAGATCAGTATAAAGCTCGATGTCGAGCTGGTCGATTCGCTGATATACCCTCCCATCTGCCGCGAAATTGTCCGAGGCGGGAAATAGGAATACCAGGTATGGCGGATTCGGTGACTCGCCCTCAGCGAAGTGATCATAGGCAAGAGGCAAGTTGGCCTCCTCCAGTATCTTCTTTATTTCGGTATACGTCATGACAGCGCCTTCTCAATTCGCTCCTCTAATTCCTGAATACCTGCCTGCTCCGCCGGAGCGATATGGGGATTAGCGCGCACGCGACCACCACCGCGCTTAGCGTGCCCCTTTTCCAACAGATGAGCAAGCATATACCGCCTGGGTGAGTAGACCGTAATCTCCAGCTTTGTTGAAGACTCATCCGTCGTTTTCGTGCTCCAACTTTTTGCGTAGCGTCCACTCCGAACCGGCGCATTCGCGCTGATGCCTTTTCTCACCGTTGCAGCAGACTTTTTCACGGCGGCCTTCAATTCATCCGTGGCGAGATCTGCGTATTCCTGCAGCCCCTCCATGATGGCATTTGCCATCCCGTCTACACTGACCCTTTGGTCTGCCAAGCAAATCACCTCTGCGTGAGAATGGTATGGAACTTTCGGCTGTTCTTCCGATAGCCCATCTCATTGGTCCCGATGATGTTGTAGATGCGTCCGCCGACCAGGATACGGTATTCCTTCGAATTCACCACTGCTGTTTCGGTTGACCACCTCACCGTGATATCCAGACGATCATTCTCATTGGTGGTAGCAACTTTCTCGGTTTCTTCAGCGCTTTTGCCGCTGTCTACCACAGTTGCCCAGCATGAAAACCAGTCTGTCCACACGGACGTGTGATTGGCATATTCATCTTCAACGGCTGTATTCCGCTGAAAAGTCACACGCACCCTGAGCCCTGAGATGTTCATCAGACAACACCCTCCCGAACAGCGAACAGCAAATTGCGAAGTGTGAGTATCAGACTATGATGATCCGCTTCCTCGCGATGCTCAAACATATACCCCAGAGCATAAAGCATGGCGACCCTGAGTGTTTCTCGCAGGGTCGCTAATTCGCTGGCGGAGTATCGCTTGGTTTTAGTTACGTCAGAATCAATGACGGCCCATTGATCCACTGTAAGTCGAGCCACATCCATGCACAACCTCCCGGCGGAAGAGATGAGGCTGCAGATCATGGCATCCTCGTCCGCCGTATCCACCCGTAGATATTCCTTGGCGTCATCAAGCGTCAAAAGAGCCATGATCGTTCAGCCTCCTATTCATGAGATCAGGCGCTCTTCATTTCGAGCACCTTGATGGCCTCGGGAAGGATCACCTTGCCGTCCACGCGCTCGCGGCCCAGGAAACCGACCTGGCCGGTAGCGGCATAGAGCTCGTCCAGGCGCTTGAACACGCGGGTCTCGCGGTCAGCAATCCAGTAGTAGGACAGGTCGCCGAAGATGATGGGCTTCTCACCAGCAGCCATGGCGGGCATGAAGGCGGAAGTGTAGATGGGGCGGCCCAGAAGACGATCCGGCTCGCCTTCCTTCACGGAGGGCTGCCAGATATAATCCCCGGTGTTGTTCTTCAGCTTGCGCAGAGCCTTCACCGTGGCGTCGTTCATGATGAACACGGAGCTCCGGCGATAGGGCGCGCGCAGAGAATAGTACAGGTCGAGGACCTCATCCATGGTGATCGCGGTGGCGCTGGCGGCGGTGACACCGGTCTCCGCACCACCGGAAGCGGCCAGCAGACCCAGGGGCTTGCCGGTGCCATTGCCGGTCAGGAAAGCCTCCTCCTCGGCGGCACCGACACGGCGGGCAAATTCGCGGGCGATATACGCCGGAATGTCGAACGCGCTGTCATTGAGCAGCTCCTCGGACACCTTAATCATGGTGGCCAGCTTGAAAGCGCCGAGGGTCACCAGGCCGAAGGTGTTGTCGCTCTCCACATACTGCGCTTCCTCCTGAATCCAGGAGGCGCTGCCCTTGGAAGCGACTACCGGGATCTGAGTGTCGCCGGAGCTCGTGGTAATCACGTGGGCCAGGCCACGGATGATGTTCTGATCCTCCAGGGCGTCGATCAGGGTGCGCTGGTACTCATCCGGAACCAGATAGCCACCCTTGGCGTCGGTACCGATCTGCAGGGTATTGAAGACCTCGCGGGTGATGTTGCGGGTGCGCATGGCCTGCCAGAAGGCTTCCCGGTATTCATCCGAAGCACGGCCCTGCTTTTCCGGCTTCACGGCGGAATCGGCTCCGGGCTTGCCGGTGATGGGCTGACCAACGGCCCGGTTGAGTTCGGCATCGATGGACGCCTGGCGCTCCAGACGCTCGATCTCCTTGCCGAGATTGATCACCTCGTCCTCCATGCGCTGATAGGTCGCGTTGTCCTCGGCGGTCATGGTGCCATTCTCGTCACGATGGGTATCCAGGAACGCCTTGGCGGCATCCCACAGCTTCGCGCGCTTGGCGCGCATTTCCAGAATCTTATTCATGCGGAAGTCCCTCCCATAAAAGTTGATAGCGAATGAGCTGCAGCTTCGGATCATCGTCCGAAACAAAAACACGCGAGGCATCCGGCGTCGGAGGCTCCGCGTTTCCAGGGTCGGTGGAGTCGGTGGGGTTGGTGGCTGCGTCAGCCTCGGGCTCCTCAATGGGATCATCCTGGGGCTGTGCAATAGCATCAGCTTCGGGCTGTGCGGGCATCCGCGCCCGGAGCTTGTCCATCAGGCAGTTGGTGACAGCGCGCCGGGAGAAGGTGAAGCTATCCTTCGGACCGGTCTGATCGTCGTCCTCGGATTCCGGCAGGAATGCGATTTCATCACAGAAACCGAGTTCCAGGGCCTTCTTCGCGTTCATCCACGTCTCGCCATCCATGAGGTGGGAGAGGCGCGCACGGGAAAGGCCGGTCTTGATCTCGTAAGCATTCAGAATGCTTTCCTTGACCTCATCCAGCAGCTGGATGGCCCGGCGCATTTCGTCGCTGTCGCCCATGGCGACGGTCAGGGGATTATGGATCATCATGAGCGAAACCGGCGTCATAATGACCCGCGTCCCGGCCATGGCAATCACGCTGGCCGCGCTCGCAGCGATGCCGTCCACCTTGACGGTGATGTCATGCGGATAGTCCATGAGCATGTTGTAGATTTGCGCGGCGGCGACGCAATCGCCGCCCGGCGAGTTGATCCAGACGGTGATAGGACCATCGCCATCAAACAACTCCTGCCTGAAGATCTTGGGCGAGATTTCATCATCGAACCAGGATTCTTCGGCAATCGCGCCTTCCAGGCGCAGGGTGCGCTCTTGGGGATCAGTCTCGTCCCGCACCCAATTCCAGAACTTTTTCAAGATTCAGCCTCCTTTGGGTTGGTC